CGACTTGCTCAATGTCCTCAAACATATGTATTTCTGACACAAGTACGGATATGTCATAGGATGCTCCTGCACCATGTTGAATTTTACATTCGTTTAATTCTACTTGGCCAGGGATAGGTGCGTTGCCTGAAGCGGATATGGCAGCTGCAATCGCTTTTAGATCGGCGAGTATGTCAATCATTATTCTTGTTCTATCAGTAGGGACTTAAATTCCTTAAGAAAGGATGGAAGATAACCTGGAGATAGTATTTTTATCTGCTTACGAACATCGTTTAGATTTTGTTCGTATTCATAATTTGTGATAGGCGTAGCCGTAGGAACATCAGCGAGTTCTACTTTAATCTTAACGGTAGTGTCTCCTGATGATTGTGATGTTTCATAATGATGTATTCCATTTGGGTCTGAGTATTTGTCCTCCACATATTTTTGTAGATTCCTTGTTGACATAGGCCATTCATAATATCGGTCATAGTATTTGTTGAACATCAGTATCACCCAATGATACTTTGCTTGCCCATAAACTTCAAACGAAACTGATTCTGGTGTCTCATAGTCAAATACATCATACTCTGAAAACAATGCCCTTCTGTCTCTTGTAGATTGACGAATGGCAACCCGAGTTAGAATATCTGTGACTATTTCTGTATTGCCATCACCCACAGGATCATATGCTATTTTTGGAAATCCTTTAAAATACATTATTAGTACCCCTCTGCCAAAGATGCCGAGTCTTGTAGTTGTAGTTCAGTAAATGATAAAGAAAGATCCACTTGTACTGGTGCATCTGTCTGGTCAAATACATTGAACTTCTCTCCACCATAACTCACATTCATGCTGGTCAAAGCACATTTGCCTATTTTGTTTAGATACTCGTTTTCTCCGCCTTTGTTATGAAAAGTAATACCAAATGCTTTGGGCAATTCATAGATACGAACAACACCGGCCGCAAGAGCAGTTGGTGCTGAATTAACCTTAAAGAAATCAACAATCTCTTTTATTGTTTCTGTGTCTTCCTGACTTAAAGGCATCATAGAAAAACTAAAGGCAAATGTTCTATATGCAGGACCACCATAAACAGCAAAGGACTCATCAAATACTGCCTTACCTGTAGCCTGAGTTCCAATATTTCCCAGAGTAGCTCTAGTTCCAATCAAACTGCCAACATCTCCTAAACTTAGACCTGAAGTAATTTCATCTTTGTATTGGTTTTTTAAGTTAGATGTGAAACCATCAATAAATCCCTCACCACTATCACCAGCATTTTTGGCTGCATCAACAAATCCAGCCAATGCAGATTTCATTACACCTCTACTTTCAGTTTCCCAACCCTGATCGTATTGAACAGATGGACTTGCTGGAATTGGAAGTGCAACACTTTGATTAACTGCTCTAAATGTAGTATCACTAGCAGATGAGCCTATTGTGCCGTTGATATCAAACAAACTAAACATCATATAATGTGCGTGTTTTGATGATATTCCTAAATCTGGTGGGAATTGTTTCACACTTAATCGTTTTCTTGCACGTCTTGGTCCTGCCATAAGTAAGTCCTCTAAATAGTATAACTATTTATATGAATAAAAAGAATTACACCAAACGGAAACCTTACAAGGGCCAATTCACACCCAAAGAGCCTAGTAAGTACAAAGGAAACCCACGGAATATTATCTATCGTTCCATGTGGGAACGGCATTGTATGCGTTATTTCGATAACAACGAGAACGTAATGGAATGGGCCAGTGAAGAAATAGCAATACCCTATGTGTCACCGTTAGATGGTAAGGTACATAGATACTACCCTGACTTCTGGGTAAAGGTTCGTCGTGGTGATAGTCACATTATTCAACTGATTGAAGTCAAACCAGAGAAACAACTACGCCCACCTAAACAAGGCAAACGCAAGACTAAAGGTTATCTCTATGAAGTTAGAGAGTTTGGTAAGAATACTGCCAAGTGGCAAGCAGCAAAGAAATACTGTGACAAACGTGGTTGGCAGTTTAGTGTCTGGACAGAAAAGACACTCGGACTAGGATAAAAGAGACCCCGCTTCGGCGGGGTCTCTCTGAGTTTTAAATTCTACTCTGAACCGGGTAGTGTATCATCAACACCCTTTACATACCAATCCATTGTAGCCAACATTGGAAAGTCATCAGCAACTTCTCCTGCGGGCACTACAAGTTCACCTTCCTGATTATAGATAGGACCTGTGAAAGCGTGTAGTACACCAGAAGTCAAAGCAGCAGTCGTTTTCCTTGCCAACGTAGCAACAGGCAGAGGCATATTAGTGAATGGTGCCATAACAACCATTCCTTCATTCATGCCATGCCAAGTATCACCGGCTGTCCATGTACCATCAAGTACGGCCTGAGTACGAGCAACATAATATGGACCCCATGCATCAATGATTGCGGTCAGTTGAGTATTTGGAGCAAAGTGAATCATATCTGATGCCTGACCAAAAGCAAACATACCACGATCAGCCGCTGCTTGAATTGCGGCAGTGCTGTCTGTATGTTGAGTAATAATGTCGGCACCCTGATCCATCAACACCTTAGCAGCATCTGCTTCTTTAGGTGGGTCAAACCAAGTATACACCCAAACGACTTTAACCTTCATATCGGGATTGATTGTCTGTGCTCCAAGCATAAACGCATTGATTCCTCGGACAACTTCAGGAATGGGGAACGATGCGATATAACCGATAACACCAGTCTTTGACATCTGAGCAGCAATCTGTCCTTGTACATAACGACCTTCATAAAAACGTGCTGAATATGTTGCAACATTATCTGACTGCTTATATCCAGTAGCGTGTTCAAACTTAACATTCGGAAATCTCTTAGCAACTTTCAAAGTAGGTTCCATGTAACCAAAGGACGTAGTAAAGATTAGTTCATGTCCTGTTTCTGCCAACTTAGCAATTGCTCGTTCGGCATCTGGTCCTTCTGGTACACCTTCAATAAATGTAGTTACAACTTTGTCACCGAGTTGATCTTCGATATACAATCGAGCTTGGTCGTGTGCATATGTCCAACCATGATCTCCCGGTGGGCCAATATAAATAAATCCAACTTTCAACTTATCTGCGGAAGCAGAATAGACTACACCAAAACTTAAAAGTGCAATCGTGGTCATCTTGAAAAGATATTTCATAAAACGTGTCATTAATTTCTCCTTAATGTTGGGGGGTGAAATAATATTTAGTAAAAAAAACCCCGCCGAAGCGGGGTCTCTCAATTTAGTTGGCTTCTGCCAATTTAGCAAAATAATCCAAAGTTTCATCATCGCTAGTTGTATCGGCCACTGGCTCGACAACTGGTTCTGGTTTCTTCTTCGGAGTATAAGACTCAACAGTTCCCGTCACTGATGTTCCAGTAAGGGTCTTGTTAAGTTTCTCCTTCAGCTCATCATAAGTTTTGAACTGACTTGGATCAACAAACTCTGCTAGACTGTGCAACTTCTCATTGTACAGCTTTTCAAGTCGTTCATCATCGCCATCAAAAACTTCTGAAGCAGAATCAAACTCGGACTTATCATAGTTCCAATATCCATCCACCTTTCGGATTTTGAGTTTGAAGTTAGCACCTTTCCAAAGATCAAATGGGTTCAAAGGGATTTCATCATCAAATGCCGGATTCATGGCTTCGGTAATCTTATCAAAGATTTTCTTACCATAACGGAACAACCGGACAGTCCCATCGTTCTCGGGGTGCTTAGGATCACTCACAACAAGAATGTTGGAGTAATATTTGAGCACTCGCTTCTGCTTTCTGGCAATTTCCTTATCGGATTCTTGACCACTGTTCCAGAGTTCAGTATTGTACTCTGAGACTGGATCATTCTTGCCAATCGTGGTTAGTGAGTTCTCAATGTACCAACCACCTGGACCATTGAACGCATGACTCCAAAGACGGACCCAGGGAAGATCCTCACCTTCTGGTTGGGGTAGGAAACGAATTACTGCATAACCGTTGCCGGTCTTATCTAGATCAGGTTTCCAGAGTCGTGTATCTTCAAAAGAAGATTGATTGTTGGT